GAGGAATCAAGCGAGAGGCGCATGCGTGATAGCATGGGCAGATTCACTTCTCGCATGGCGGAACTCATGGACGAAGCACCAAACGAGCATGTCAGGAGCGAGATGCGCAGACTGATCACTTCTATGTGACGTGGAAGCGGCGGGTTTAGGCTCGCCGCTTTTGCATTATGCCTTGAAACGCGGTATAATAAGGGTTGGGAGGTACGTCATGGAGAACAAGAGACCGGAAACAATAAGTTACTATGAGCATGAAGCAGAGGTCGCCAGGGCAGAGGTCCATGCAGAGAGATGGGCGCTTGCGGCACTGATTGCTTTTGCCATTTTATCCGCGGATCTGTGCATCAGTAAACTGAAAAAATCCGCGTGACTCAGGTCATACTTTTAGGTCATACTTTTGTGACGCGGATGGCACAATGCCCATTTCATGCGGCTTCCCAGAGGTCATATTTTACAGTGTTTGAACCGCAGAAAACCGCGAAACTGCGCCATTTGTGGCACTTTTCATTGAGGTTCGATTCCCGTAGGGGTCAGCCCCTCTAGCCTAGATGGTTAGAGGGGTTTTCGTTTTTCAGGTCATACTTTGGGTCATACTTTTGAGAACAGAGTCAAAGTAATCGGTCATCATGGCGGCATACTTTTCCTTTTCGCCAACGATTTCATTCTGGTAAATTCGCTGGCATGTCCCAGACCCGGGTGCCCATCCAGAGAAACCTTCGGTATATAACGTTGGCACACCAATGACCGCGGCGATTGACGCGAAATAATGCCGTAAATCATGGAAGCGTATCTGGATTCCCATCTTATCCCGTAATCTGCAGAAGCATTCCGTGATGGTATCCGGAGTGACTGGCACGACTCTCTCATCCGGTGCCCCTGTGCCAATCAGCTTTATAACAGTTTCCGGGAGATTAACAAAGCGATCACTTTCCATGTTCTTCGGAGTCTGCTTAATTTTCCATCCTTTTGTACTTTTGACCATATCCGCGTGAACATGCGCGGTATTTCCCTGGATATCACCATAGGTAAGCGCGCAGATTTCTCCGCGTCTCATAGAAGTATACGCGGCAAGACCGATCGCCTTCTTCAGAGTCGGAGACGCAGCCGCAAATAGAGCAGCCACCTGCGCGTCAGACGCGCTCACAGGACGTTTTTTCTGTTTCTGTGGTAGTTTTACCCGAAAAGTTTTCTCAGGCGCGTACAGGGCAACTGTGGCGCTCAGAAGACCATATATATTTGATACCGATTTTGGGGAGAGCTTCTTTGAAAGTTCAGAGACCCATAACTGTACGTCCGCGGAATTGATCTTTGAGAGCTTCCTGCTTCCGATTGTCTCATAATACTGCAGGAGAGATTGGTATCCAAAGATGGTTGACGGGGACAAGACGCCTTCCTTTGCGTGGATGTATCCCTTGATTGCTTCCATGACTGTATAGTCAACGCGTCTTTCGCGGTCAGCGGTTCCGGAGAACCTTGCCGCCATCTGCTCTGCTTCCTGCTTCGTAGACGCGGTAAATGCGCGGTAATGCTTCTTCCCATCTGGCGTAGTATGGGAATATACGCGGCATTTCCATTGCCCTGAAGGTTGTTTCTTAGCAGTTGCCATTACTTCTCCTTGAGGATCATTCCCATCAATTCGTTTATCTTCGCATCCTTTTCAATCACCGCATCCAGAAGTAAGTCCATCCTGCGGTCTTTCCTTGCTACCTGCTCTTTTAGGAACCCGATGCTCCGATTAAAACCTGTACGTTCCTTTTCCAGCTTCTCATGGTATCTTAACTTCTCTCTATCAAGCGCAACCTCTAAATGATGCACCTGATTTTCAAGCTCCTCTATGCGCTGAATCTTGTATTTCAAGAGGGATTTCATGGCCTTGACGTCCATTTCGTCGTCATCCTCTATGGTCTCAATATCAAGAAGGGCCTTTGCTATCGGTCTGATAGTCTCCTCATACCGGAAGGATAGATCCTCCGAACCTTCGGAGAACACCCGTGAAATGGTGGACTTTGAAAGAAAATCATTGTTCTTTTCCATGAGAGATAGGATATCGCTATAAGACAATCCCTTCTCATCCCGTACCTCTTTTAGTTTAATGATGATATCACGGGTGTTTATCATGTGTTCGCCTCCTGTTCGGTTTCTGAAACGCGTCTATTATCTTGGACTTCTCATGCTTTTTCACCGGTGCTACAATCCCCACAAGAAAGGAGATACGCTATGACTGAAAAAGAGTTTGTCACTTTATGGCTTGCACTTACAGTTGAGATCAAGAATCAGATTGACGAGATCTTAGGAGACTCTCCACTGCTTCCTGAATCTGCGGAAGGGACTCCTGATATCTCTTATAAAGCATCATAGCCTTTTCAACCTCTTCAGGCGAATATCTATGAGGCGTTTCATCAAGCGAGGGTATAACCTGATCCTCTGGCTTTTCCAGAACGGGGATAGGCGTATCAGACCATCCCATAAGATAAGACGTGGAGCAATTAAGAGCTTTCGCGGCCTTCTCAATGGTCTTTAACGTGACGCTTCCTCCAGCACTTTCTATCTTACTTATGGAGGACTTGCCCTTAAATCCCATGCGTTCCGCAAGCTGATCCTGCGTCATGCCTAGAGCTTCTCTTCTTTCTTTTATTCTTTCCGCGGCTGTCTTACTCATATAAATCACCCCCGTACCTGCATCATAACAGAGATAGAAAAATATTTCAACATTTTTCAAAAAAAGTGTTGACAAAATAGTGAACCGTTGATATGATGCAAGAGGTTGAAAAAAATGGAAACCACCACAAATTGAGGAAAGGAGGAAATAAGCAGTGGTAGATACCCAATATCTTGAAAACAAGATCCGTGAATCTGGCAAGAAAAAGGAATATCTGGCACAGAAATGCGGAATCACGCGGCAGTCTCTCACAAGCAAGTTGAGAAACAAGTCTACGTTCACTGTTGATCAGGTCTCCGCGTTATGTCGCGAGCTGGGGATCACCAAACTGGCAGAGAAAGACAGGATTTTTTTTGCCTAGAGGTTGAAAGAATAGTGAACCAAGGGAGGTGAGGTCATGACGTTAAATGACTACCGAAAGAGAGCAGGCGTGAGCATGACAGAACTTTCCAAGTATGCGGCAGTCCCCCGGAGAACACTTTACCGGTATTTCAAAAATCCATCACCCATGACAGGGAACCGGATGCGAGCAATCGGAGAAGTACTGGGGATGAGCAACGAGGAGATAGGTTCAATCATTTCAGGAAGGGAGGTTAAGCGTGAGAGACATTTTTAGAAGCATCGGCTGGATGAGCGTTATCGCAAGCGTGATTTTCTGCGTGTGCGGTATGTTCGCGGCAGAGGTTATGATGCGGCAATTCGCATTATCGTGCGGTGCGGCGATGTTTGTGATCGGAGACGTCATCCTGTTGATTGTTTCCACAAGGGAGGGTTAAGCGATGCAGTTTATGGCAAGCGAGCAGTTAAAGAAGAAGTACCTGAATCAGATCCTTGAACTTGTCCGGAGTGACAGACCAGACGCACAGACACCTAACGGGTTTAAGGCGGATCAGTGGCATGCGGTATGTTCCGGGCAGGTGGAGGTCCTTGTGCAGAATGTTCTGGATCTTGTGGAGATCACCATTCAGGAGGAGCAGGAGGCTATGGCAAAGGAAGCCACAAAGAAGCCGGGTAACTACATGGGGGCAACGGATGATTACAAGGTCGTCAACGGAGAATACGTTTAGTAAAGAAAGGGCCCGTAAGTGTGGGTGCACCTACGGGCGAACAATCAACCAGCACAAGATTGAATGTATCTAAAGGATAGCATATCAGGAAAGGCAAGTCAAATGGGTAACTCAAAGTTATATCTGGATAAGGTGGTACGAGCTCTCGGGGACTACGACACCATCTGCATTGGTGGAGCAAGCGGTTTTGTGTTTGTAGGGAATCTGGATGACTACGAGACGGATCCCAAAATGCGCGCCCTGCAGGATAGAGAGGTCATAGAGGTCTACGACCGGTTTATCACCGAAGACGATCCCGACAATGGCGTGTGCGTGATTATTGCAGGGAAAAAGACGTGGGGCGAGTATTGGCTTAAATCAGAGTACAGAGAGGCAAGGAGGCGGAGACGTGAAAAGGCTAGAAGAAATCAAGAGACTGATTGAGAACGGAGAAGAGGACGACCTGGGCGAGTACATTTGCACACAGTTAGAACTCACCGGAATGACCTGCGATTTATGTCCCATGAGTGACAGATGCTCGGTGCAGGGAAATGGGTTTAGTGAGTGGTTGAGAGAGGAGGCTATGCATGTTTGAAGTGATTCCTGAAGTAAAGTTTACCCCCGGCGAGATTGCTTTTGACTTTGCAGGACTGGAAGAACAGATCACCGAATGGATGGGAGCCTATAAGGATCTGGAAGTCACGGAGGACAATCTGCAGGAGCGTAAGAAGGATATCGCCACGCTGCGGAAGATCCGTACCGCTATGGATGACCGGCGGAAGGAGATCAAGAAAGAGTATGACGCTCCTCTGAAAGAGTACGAGGACAAGGTAAAGAAGCTGACCGGCATTATCGGCGTAGAGATTGACCGGATTGACGGAGAGGTTAAGGCGTTTGACCAGAAGCGGATCGAAGAGAAGCAGGGACACATCCGGGAACTGTATGAGCAGAACGTCGGAGAGTATGCGGAATACCTTCCTCTTGACATTATCAAGTCAAGCAAGTGGGACAACAAGACTTGCGGCGACAACGAGATCGTTTCAGAGATCCAGACGCTTGTTATCAAGGTGCGGAATGATATCGCCGCGATCAAAGCACTGGGATCTGAGATTGAGGACAGGCTCCTGTCTGCTTATAAGGCAAGCGGAAATAACCTTGCTTATGCGATCCAGAAGAACAGCGAGTATATCGAAACAAAGCGTATTGCAGAGGAGCGCATCAAGGAGGAGCAGGCAAGGAAGATCGCATCAGAGAAGCAGTGGGATGACAAGGAACAGATCCCACAGGAACCGGCAAAGGGATTCATGAATGAGCCGGTCTTCTGCATCAGGGTTACCGGTCTGGATAACATCGATCAGTTAAAAGAGTTTCTGAAGTTTACAGGGATTGAGTACGAGGAGGTCTGACATGGAAGGAAAGATTTATGCAGCAATTAGCGCGGTCATGAATGATGTAGGCGCGGTCGGCAAGAATGACAAGAACGATTTCGACAAGTACAAGTACCGCGGTATTGATGCGGTTATGAATGCCCTGTCTCCTGCGATGGTAAAGAACCATGTCTTTGTTATCCCGCAGGTGTTGGAATCCACAAGAGAAGAGAGGGCGAGCCAGAAGGGCGGTCTGATGATCTATTCGGTGGTCAAGGTCAAGTACACATTCTTTACCGATGACGGGTCAAACGTGGAGGCAGTTGTCATCGGTGAGGCTATGGATCGTTCCGACAAGTCTACCAACAAGGCTATGTCCGCGGCATTCAAGTATGCCTGCTTCCAGACGTTCTGCATTCCTACAGAGGAAATGGTGGATAGCGAGAAGGAATCCCCGGAAGTGGCTCCGAAGCAGACCGCACAGAAGCCTGCAGAAATCAAGGAAAGCAAGCCTGCTATGATCGCGAAGATCCTGAAAGAAATGGATAGGACAGGGATCAAGGCAAAGACCATCATGAGCCGGTACAAGAAAGAGTATGTCACAACGGTATCTGTTGAGCAGAACCTGGGCAGACTGACCGATGAGGAGCTCGCAAATGCGCTGCATGGCCTTGAAAATACGGAAAGTGCATCATGACTGGGACAGCGGACGAGATCGTAATTTGGCTGATGCGTCAAGAGAAGAGGGATGCCGTTTATGACATCAAGGAGCATAAGAAGCGCAGGAGCCTGAATGCAAACGACTATTTCCATGTTCTCTGCGATAAGCTCCGCCAGAAGCTCGGTATATCCCTTATCAGGTGTAAGAACATGCTTGTAGCACGATACGGGCAGGTCGAATACCTTGAAACCGGTGAAACGATAGGCTATACGACACTAGCTCCTCCGGAATACATGCTAGAGCAGGAAGAACCGCATACATGGCTGATTGATACCAGGGTACAGAACGGAAAGACATGGTACACCTACAGGATCTATCGAAAGACAAGAGAGTACGATTCTGCTGAAATGGCAAAGCTGATTGACGGGACAATCATAGAGTGTGAACAAGTTGGCATTGAGACCGCCACTCCGGAAGAAATCGCAAGGATGAAAGCATTGTGGGGGAATAAGCATGAAAAGAAGCATAGTGACTGACTATCAGCAGATTAGTGCTTTTTCCGGGAGACAGGCAGAGTGCACACACCATCTGATCTTTGGGAACTCATCAAGGAAACTAGCAGACGAGGACGGGTTATTTATCCCATTGACGAACGATGAGCACAATCTGTCAACCACTGGGACGATCAATCAGATCCACGGGAACCCTGCAGCGGAGAAGTTGTCAAAGATGCTCGGTCAAGTGGCATGGGAAAAGCATCAAGTAGCAGAGACCGGCTGCACAGAGGCAGAAGCAAGACGCAGGTTTATGAGCCGGTATGGAAAATCGTTTCTGTAGTACCTCTTTTGAGGATGTTTCACGGACCCTCTTAAGATGATCGATCATGTTTCCCCTGTCTCTGTTGGGAGGCAGGGACAGGGAGAAAGGAGAAAGATGGGAGCACTTAGCAGAAGAAGCGGAGCAGACGGGGAAAGGATGGTAGCACACCTGTTTCAGCGCTTTGGATTTAATGCAGAGAGAGGATGCCAGCGAGACGGACGGACAGGACATGCGGATGTCGAAGGAGTGCCCGGTCTGCATATCGAAGTAAAGTTTTATGGCAAGTTTACCAACGGGGATCTGGAAAATGCGATGGCACAGTCGGAAAGAGACGCGAACGGCCTGCAGGAGAGAACCGGAGAAGAGGTTATCCCCGTAGTCATCCACAAGGTCAAGGGCGCGCATGGCTGGAATGTGTCTCTTACAGTAGCCGGTCTGTTTGCCCTGGTAGACAATAACCTTCCTTTTGCGCTGGACTATCCGGATGCAATAGCAACATTCACTTTTGACGATTTTATGCGGTTATACATTCCGTACACGGGGAGGATCAAATAATGTCGGATTTATTGATTGAGGAATATATACCAGCCGGATATGAGAACCGGGTGACGAGAACACATTTACATTCAATCCTGCATATAGACGACAGGGTTATCCGCGAAGAGATCAAGGCGGCGCTGGAGAGAGGTGTTTTTATTGCCTCTTACGATGACGGATATTTCCGGTGGAAGGACGCAAAAGACGATCCGTACTTTGAGGGTTATATGGGGAGAGAAAACTCTCGCTTCCTGAAGATAGGACATAGAAACAGACTGATGAGGGATGCGTGGCTTGAAATACATCCGGAGAAGAAGCGCAAAAAGAAAGATCAGATACCGGGGCAGATGAGTTTGTTTGAGGGAGTATGACATGGCGGACAGCGTGATTTTCTATGAGAGCTTTTTCAGGGCATTACAGACGCTTGATGATGCAGACAGGTTGGCTGCCTATGATGCGATTGTCAGTTACGGAATCACTGGAGAGGATCCGGAGGTTGACGGAGTTGCCAAAGGCATGTTCTTGATGGCGAAACCGCAGATTGATGCGAACACAAGACGCAGAGAGAACGGGGAGAAAGGCGCAGAATACGGGCGTTTAGGCGGCAGACCAAAGAAGGAAAACCCCAAACCGGTTACAGAAGAAAACCCCAATGGGGTTATTGAGAAAAACCCCTTAGGGGTTACGGGCGAAACCCCTAAAGAAAAAGTAAAGGATAAAGAAAAGGATAAGGCTAAAGAAAAAGATAGAGAGAAACGCGCAAGCGCGTTTACCCCACCCACGGTCGAAGAGGTCAGAGCTTATTGCCAGGAAAGACACAACGATGTCAACCCGGAGAAGTGGTGGGATTTCTACCAGAGCAAGAACTGGATGATCGGGAACAACAAGATGAAGGACTGGAAAGCTGCAGTCCGGACTTGGGAACAGAGAGACAGTAGAGCTGCTCCAGCTAAGAAACCATCTTATCCGCAAAGATCTTATGACTTTGCCGAGATGGAGAGGCAGCTTATCAAAAACTGATATCAGCTGGGAAGGCGGCCCCGGATGATGCCAAACCACGGAAGCGCGATAGCGTGGGGAGGCGGAACTATAAACCACCGAAATGCGAACAAAATTGCCAAAACCTTAGCGCAGCAGCCGCCAACCGTTGAAACCGCCAGCGCCTTGTGCACATTGGAACGTGTTTGGAATCGCTTTGATCGGCTTACAGATCGGAACAGGCGCTGCGGTAGATGCGGTTCCACAGGGGGAAAGAGAGTATGAAAGCGAGGTGGATCGATGAGTATGACATGCACACGGATAGCATATACAAGTGCCCAGGATGCGAGAAGTGCTATGCGCCGGTATTCCCTGAAGTTGACAGATACTTGTGCGTGAGTTGCGGCGAAGAGGTAGACGTTACGGATCCGGAAATGATCAAGTATTTTGAGGACAGGGCGGGGACAAAGACAGAGATGCGGTTATGTATTAACTGCGGAGAGAAAACACTGGAGACACATTATCACAGGAACCCGGTCACGCTTGAATGGGAAGCGATGTGGGGAGAGTGCAAGAAATGTGGGATGCGGTTCATTGTGTGAAGGAGGGCGAGCGTATGAAACTTTTGATTAATTACCAGTATAAAGGGCATAAAGGTGGGCGACCGGTAAGAGGATCTGGAAGCGCCAGAATGTCCGTTGTGGGCGATAAGGTAACGGAGGACGTTATGGATAACTGTCTTGGATGGATAGAAAGAAAACTGGAGAGCGAGGGAAAACTGATCGATGAGATCGAAACAACCGGATGGTTAAGGTTTGAGGAGGAGGCGCCGGAATGAGGACAAGCGAGATAATGGATGTCTTTGGAATACATTCACACATTCCGTCAAAGGTCCTGCGAAATGACCGGGAGATCTTGGACTTCGTGAAAAACTGTATCTCGCTGCAGAGAGTGTTTGACGAGCGTGTGCTTTGCAAGGATTGTAAATACTTTGAGTATGACAGTGTTGCGAAAGTACACGGAGTACCGCTGATAGTGGCACATGAAATTTGTAACAGATGGGGCGAGGGATGCAAAACACGCGAGAATGGGTGGTGTTTCCTCGCGGAACAGAGGGAGGAACAGCCGAATGAGTGATGATTTAATCAGCAGACAGGCGGTTCTTGACGCTTGCAGTCAATCTATCAATATTCTGGACGCCATGAGCCGAATCGAGGACTTGCCACCAGTCACACCGAAGCAGAAGACGGGGCATTGGATAGATACGGCAGACGAGATAAACGCAATATATAGCAAACATGATTATAAGTGTAGTAAATGTGGTAAATACGCAGAGTATTTTATAGCAGGAACAGAAGATTGGTGGAGTTGCGAAAAACCTAATTATTGTCCATATTGCGGAGCGAAGATGGTTGATCCACAGGAAAGTGAGGGGAATAAAGAATGAGAGATATATCCGATGTATTGACAGTTTCTTTTGATAATGGGTTAAAGGATGAATCAGCGTTGTGCGTTACTCGTAAGTATATGGGAAAAACCATTATGCTGAAAATGGAATTGGGTGAGCAAGCCGATATTTTATATCGTCTTTTAACTGAACAAATGACAAAGGCAGAAATCAAGGCAGAAAGTGAGGATAAGGAATGATAGCAAAAGTATACCAGAAAAGCAAATCAATAGACAGATTTAGAGAGAGGATGTATGAAAAATCCGATAAGGTTAAGCAGACTATCACAATGTATGAGGCTATGTGCATATTCAACGATTATCTTGAAGAAATAAGCGGAGAATGGTTGCCTAAACCCGATAAAAGATTTATCTATGCTCAATGTTCAGAGTGCGGAGAGATACATGATACCGCAAGTAATTATTGTCCGTCTTGCGGTTGCCTTATGGATAGAAACGACTTTAATGCATATATCAAGGCAGAAAGTGAGGAACAGGCATGAAAGTAGAAATCAATATAGACGAAACCCAATTCAAGGAACTGTTAGATGGTCATTTATCGAAACTATCAGAAGATGCAATCAAAAGCATAATTGTCGAGAGTATTCGTGAATATTTTTCCCAAAACAATTATGAAAATATCGAAAACTTATTTATTGAAACAAAAACGAGTTATGGCTTCAAAGAAAAATGCGCAAGTCCTTTTCTTCAAAGACTTGTAAGAGATTGTGATTATTCCAAATTACAGGATGTACTAGATGCGGCTATTGAAAATCTCAAAGCCAACAATGAAAGAATCTTAAAAGATATGTTCATTGAAGCAATAGCGGATAGAATGACAAGCACAAATGTTTTTCGCGAGAGTATTCGAGATGTATTGATTGATATGACCAGAGAAAGGTGAGTGTTGACAGATATAAAAAGCCATAGGTAGAAAGTGAGGAACAGGCATGACAAATGAAGAAGCAAAGAATCTCATAGTAAAATGGCTTGATTCGGCAGAATCAGAAGGGTTTTTACACCTTGCGAAAGAGTATAGACAAGCGATTGATATGGCAATTAAAGCACTAGAACCTTGTGAGGATGCTATCAGCAGACAGGCGGCAATAGAAACAATTGATGGTTGGCTGAAATGCAACGATTACAATAATGCAGAACGCCACATTATGAGAGCGATGCAAAGTGTGTTGTATGATTTGCCGCCCGTCACGCCGAAGCAAGGAGGAGAAATGAGAAAAGAGACATTACAGGAACTGTCAGCGATGGTCAAAGAGATCTGGAGAGCGATAGCGTCGATTGAGGCTGCGCTTATCGTCGTAGCGGATGATCTGGAGGATGAGGCAGAGGAGGTCAAGGAATGATGAAAGTAAATATATATTGCGATAGGTGCGGCAGTGAAATAAAAGAGTACGGTGGTCATAGAAAATTTTTTATGTTTCGCAAATATAAATTATGCAAATACCTTCGAGATAATGAGGTGGATCTTTGCAAATCGTGCTATGACGGACTGATAGCGTGGATGGAAATTAAGACAGGAGAAAAAGCATGAAAGTATTCTTTCTTCCATATTGCGCAGCTATGTGGAGGTCTCTTTATCCGCTATGGCAGGAGCACAAAGACGCAGGGGATGACGTTTCTGTCCTTCCGATCCCGTACTATGGCAGAGACAGGAGCGGAGCACTTGCGACCTATCACTGGGATATTTGCAGGTATCCGGTTCCGGTCAGGCAGGGAGTCTGCATTTCTGAGGAGCATCCGGATATCATTTACTTCCACAATCCCTATGATGGGGATAATACAATCACAAGCGTAGACCCGTCTATGTACTCCTACAGGCTTAGAGAGGTCACGGATGAGTTAATATATGCCCCGTATTATACAGAGGGCATGGGGGGCGATCTGGAAAGCGCAGTGAGGGCGCCAGGCGTCGAAAATGCCGACAAGATAATCACATGGTCGGAAGATCAACAAAAAGCCTATCAGTTTTGGCATCCGGACAAGGAGGTCATCCTGAAAAAACGGCCTCCGCTGCCTCCTGCAGAAGTCCCGGAAGAGTGGGCGAGAAGGGCCCACGGGCGAAGGGTGATTTTCTTCGGGACGTCTCTATCGTCTCTGATGAGGGACCCTGTAAGCGAGATCCGAAAGATCAATCAGGTTATCCGTCAAAATACGGAGTGTCTCTTGTGGAGACCGCATCCGTTGTTTGTCGATACGATCAACGCGCTTTTCCCACAATACGGCGGTCTATATATGCGGTGTCTGGAGAGATTCGCACAAACGGACGGGATTTTTGATGATTCATGGGATCTGGAGCGCGCAGCGGTTATAGCGGATGAGTACCTGGGCGACCCGTCAAGCGTTGTCAAGCTGTTTTGGGATCAAAACAAGCCGGTGAGGTTGATATGATTATACAGATTCACGCATGTAAGAAGAGAGAGACGTATATCCGGACAATCCTTATACCGGAGCTTAAAAGGCAAGGATTTAAGAATATAAACGTCTATATGGATCGCGGAAAAGGGAACCTGCAGGCGTATATTGACTCATACAGGGAATTGCCCGATTCTGGGGACGTGTGGCACCTGGAGGATGATGTCTTCCCGGACAAGCGGTTTTATAACTGGGCGTTGGGGATGTCGTGCTTCCCGAAAGTGATCATAGCCGGATTCGGGGCCGGTCAATACTACGGGTTGCGCGATTTTGGCTACTGTGTGGACCCTTCGGAGCTTTTCCTGTCTTTTCCCTGCATTCGGATCCCTTGCGAGGTCATCAAGGATTTTTTGAGATGGTATGACAAAACCGGCTGCAGGGATCCAAAAGTCAAAACCGGCAAAGAGATAGATTCCCTGTTTAGGGATTTCTTGATAATTCATGGTATCACGGGGTTCAATTTCAAGCCTTGTATCGTGGAGCATGTTGACGACCTGATAGGGGGGTCTATCGTCAATCCGGACAGGATCCCGTTAAAAGCTGCCATCTTTGAAGGGGATCTGTCCCCTCTGGAGAGCTTGAGATGATGCGCCGGCGGTATCCGTCAAGAAATAGCAAGTACTATGTGGAGCCGCCTCTGTATGATTTGGCGGTCGGTTATGTCCGCATGCATCCGGTATGGTCTAGGGAGCTTGCAGGGGATCCGGATGATGACCGGCGAGAACTCCTGCAGAAAAGGGTCAAAATCATTGAAAATGCGGCATGTATGACCGTTTCGGACGTCATGAGGCCGTATGTTATGCGGTATGTGAGAGGAGAGGCGTCTATAGATGACCTGATAGCTCAGGGCATGCCATGCGGAAGGGACTATCTGATCAAACTAAAACAGCAATTCCTGCAGGAAATCGCCGAAAAGATAAAGTGATTGCTCCTTGCCTAGTGTCTATGATATCATGTGTTTGGTGGCGCGGTTCCCTCGGGAAAGGGGGCTGCCTATGGAGATAAGCGATGTCCTGCAGTTGCTAATCCTAATGGTTGCGGTTGCAGCGTTGGCGTACAAAATAGGCAGAAAATAACCGCCCAAAGATTTTGCCGATCCGGGGCGGTTAATTTCTGCTTTTGATTGACTAAATTCGAGGGCGACTTGCGCCACCTTCTTGGTTAAAGTGTATCACATATGGCACACTTTGCAAGCGGAAAATGAAAAACCGCCCAGGGGATCCCGGGCGGTCTTGATTACTTGTTTTTGGCTATGTCTGCTCTTATCAGGTCTTTTATGTATCCCTGCTTGTTTTCAACGCTGTCCAGCTTCTGCAGGATGTCCGCGTCTGTCTTGTCATTTAGCTTGATAAAGACTCTTGTCGTGTTTGCTGCATCATACTTTGCTGATGCTCTCTTGTGTGCTTCGCTTGATGCCATCTCTTTTCCCTCCTGTCCCTTATAGGGGCGTCTTGTGTCGGTGCGCCCCTATTATTTCACGGATCCGGAACCTCGTCAAGCGTTTACCTTGTGACTGATATAACCCTGTACTTGTCTTCGTTCTCATGCAGGATCCGGACGACTCTGTGCCAGTCCTCGTAGGTTTCGGCGGTATATGAGAGTCTCCTGCATCCGTATGGCTCGTTATAAAGCCAGTCATACACGACTGTAATTGGTTTTCGCATTTTCTTTCCGTTCATGGTCTATTCCTCCTCGTAAAGGTCCGATGTGAAAAAAATCTCGTCTGCAGTTGCTCTTGCTTCCATTGCGTCGATGGTAGAGCTTGCTGAGCTTGCGATGGTCTTGTGCTTTTCCGTGTCTATTTCGTGCTCCCTGCCGTTTAAGAGGTCTGTCACGGTCTGCAGAAGGTCTTTCCGGTCACTTGTCTCGTAAAGTTCGTAGTCTGTGTAAAAGTCGTCCGTGACTAGAATTTTCATACCTTGTCCTTTGTTCTGCATGGTTTGCCTCCTCTCAATCAATCCATCCGGTGTATCTGGTCTGCAGGATCCGGTCGTCTCTTACGTCTCGCGGGGTGCCGTTGTCGTCCATCACTGCCGCGCAAACATCGTCAACCTGCCAGTCTTCCGCGCCTGTGAATTGATACTCCATACCGGCAAAGGTTCTTACGGTCACGGTGTCGCCCTCTATCGCGGTCACATAAAACGTCTCGGGGTATGTGGTTCCTGCGGCTCTCGTGGTTACGGTCGCCGCGGTTAAGGTTGCGGCTGCGGTCAAGATGATAATAGCAAGTGTCTTTTTCATGGTGTCGTCCTTTCTGCCTTCGTTCCTCCGGGGCGGGATGTGGCGGTTATTGGTTGATGAGCGCGGCGGCTTCTTCGATGACCGCGTCCGCCTTGTAGTACTTGTTGTAGGCTTCCGCAAAGATGTGTGCGTTTAGATAGTCGTTGAAAGTGCCCATAATCTTTTTGATTTGCTTCTTGTGGGTTTCGCTCCATACGGTCGCAATTACTAGATATCTCATGTTTTTTCCCTCCTCTCGTTACCTGTTGCCGTTCTTCAGTGCCCAGTACATCCGGACAAGCCTTGCGCGCCTCTTGCTATATGCTCTGCCTGTGAAACTGTCTCTGTCTAGTGCCGCAAGGGCGGCGAGCTCTCTTTTTACTGCTTTGCTGGTTGTAAAGTATTGCCTGTAGTCAATCATGGTTCCCTCCTCTCATCTCGTGTACTGTCTCTCGTACTCTTCTTTGCTGATGACCTGCGCCGCGAGCTTTTCGAAAGTCCAGTAGCCGGTTCTGTCATTTTCCAGGATTTCAAACTTTTTTCGGGCGATGTCTTCCGCCTCTTCGAAGGTGTATCCCTTCGCCTGCAGGATTTTGATGCCTTTGATCAGGTTGTGGTAGGTCAGGCTCTTCATTTTGCCTCCTCTCGTTGCTGGTTTCCGGTAGTCCCCTCGCCGGATGTCGCTTCCGGTTGTCGTTCGCCGCGTGGGGATCCCTGCCTTTTGCCGGGCAGGGGCGGCTGTCTTGTTATGCCAGGCAAAACCGGCGATAGGTGGTGGACTTCGTGAACCTTGCGACAACGTCCGGAAGTGCCTTCTTGAGTGCCGTGGTATCGACTCTCGTGCTCGTGACCTCGTTGTATGTTACCTTGAAGTCGTCGCCGGTGATTTCATAGTTTCCGGTCTCGTTCATCTCTGCCTTGATGAGATCCTCGGCGGCGTCGATCTCTGCCTGCAGTTCCTGCATCATGCGCTTGTACTCGCGGAGGTTCTTTACGGTCTCTCTAATCTCGTTTGCTGTCATTGTCTTGTCCTTTCTCCGCCGGGATCCGCCGGCGGTCGGTGTCTTTGGTTGTTTGCCATCGTGACCTCCGTGGCGGGTTGTCTTTAGTGCTCGTAGAATGCTATCGTCTCGCCCTTCTTCAGTTCCCAACATCCGCAACCTCTGCAGGCGCACTCGCTGCAATTGCCGCCGCAGACCTTCCAGTTGTCTTTGGGTTCCTGTCCCTTCAGGATGACCGCCGCGGTCGGCAGGTTGTGGGGGTTGTTGATCTTTGCGCCGGTGAAGGGAAGGGAAAAGATCAGGTGCAGGTTTGCCGGCTTCTTGTGGTTCTGCAGGTACTCGTTGACGTCTTCGTAGTTCTTCGTAAAGCAAAGGAACTGTGTTCCCTTAAGCTCTCTTGCAAGTTTGGTCATCCTGTCCAAGTAGTCGGCGTCTACAATGTCGCCGGAAACGTGGAAGCGGAAGAACCTTGTCACCATTGCCGCCGCCTTGACCTGCAGGAAGTAGCTGTCGCGGTCGCTCTTGAGGATCTGGAGGTTGCGGTCATAGGCTGCCTTTACAGAAGGGCGGAGCCGGCAAAGTTTCGCGGCGTAGCACTTGCGCGCGCAGGTCTCGCAGTGCTTGCAGGTGATCACCGGCGGAAGAGATACGGACGGAATCGCGCCCATTTTCTGGTTGCCGGTGCTGATTGATACCTTGTTTTCGTTCGCTGTCTTTTTCATTGTGTCTCGCTCCTTTTGTCCAGTGGCTCCGCTTGACTCATCTTCCTGGCTATTGCGCGTTTGAGCGTTCACAGGTATATGGTTTTCAAGTTTTCGTTCCCTTTTCGGGGGAACCGGAGCCGGTTGTTTGTGTGCGCTTCAGTGCGCCCTGACAATTTGCATGTTATCGCAATCAGTGCGCACTGTCAAGCGGGCAAAAATGAATCAGTGCGCAACGACACGCGCAAAATGCAGTAGTGGCGCGGCTTGACGGGCACAAAAAATTTTTTTCAAAAAGTTATTGACGAGGACTTGAAAAAGCCGGGAAGCGCGGAAAATAGGCGCTTCGCCGCGACTCGCTGCGCGCTAAAGCCAGTAAAATCAAGGCTTCACGCGGAAAAGACCAGGGCGAAAAAGACACGCGCAACACGCGTCAAAACCGCATGGTTGCGCGCTTCGCCGCGACTCGCATAAAAATCCAGCGGCGCGCGGTTCACGCGCTAAAGCCGCATGAAATAAGGGTTTTACGCGTAAAAGTGCCGACTTAATGCCACGGGAATTGTTAGATAATATCGTTGGAGCATTAGAAAATCCGCGCTTTTACTCTCTTTTCACGCGTCCCGCGGCAGGTTTTAACCCGTCGCGGGGCATCCCTGCGAAAAAGGAAGAAGGGCGGACAGGATCCGGAAGAGGACCGGCGGACAACCTGCAGAATGATATAAGCAGGAACCGCGGAAGGGATCCGGAGGGCCTGCAGAATATCCAAAAAGGAAACGGGCCCGGCAAAGATCCGGATGGAATAGGGGGAACAATGAGCAATTATCACCGGAAAGCAGCCAGGACAAGAGAGCAGCAGTTAGCGCCTGCTATACCTAAACACAAGGACAGCGGCGTTTTGATGAGCAAAGCGACCGAAAGACGCGCCGACCTTGGAAGCAAATCAACGAATGCAGAGGACGGAGCCGCCGGCGGTATGGGGATCAGGCGCGACATGCAGATGATTAAAAACAATGCTATGAGAGCGCGCGCCGGTTATGCGACCACATACGATAGCAACGCAAAGATGAAAGCCGGCTTGCGTGAGTATAAGAACCAGAAGAACCAAAGCAAAACGAGAGCAGGACGGAGCAAGTAATTTTTCCCTTAATTGGAAGAGATGAGCGAAAAGCAGAACGGAAAACAGAAGAGCAGAAAAGAGAGGAAGCCGCGAGTCTTACTTGATGTTTCCTCTTTTCCGCATGACGACAAAGGGCATGCAATAGTGCCGGATGCTTTCATGGATGAGAACTATAGAAACCTTCCTGACGGAACAATAAACGAGAGCAAAACAAAGAGAGCACACAAGGGCGGAATGCTTAGCATATTGGGAAGCGATCCGGAACACGATGCAGAAATACATAGGAAGGGCGGACAGGCACTGCAAGCAGCGTTAAAGCAGCGGAAGACCTTAGCCGAATCCTTAGAGATTGCATTAAGGAAAACCGCATCGCCGGCACTCATAGCGGAATTAAACTTGCCGGAAGGTTCCACCAATCAAGATGCAATCACGGCGGCAATCATCCTGCAGGCGGGATCCGGTAACACGAAAGCATACACGGCACTACGGGATACGATCGGTGAAATGCCGGTAAGCAAGCAGGAAATCAAGGCGGATGTAATGACAGATGCAGACAGGGCATTGATTGAGAAGCTAGCCGGAAAGATGAACGAAAGAAAGTAAATAAACGAAATACCGATAACAGGGTATCAAAAAATACGGGGTTTATACACGGAATATCGATAAGAAATAGGGGTTAAAATACCGGCAAAGCTAGATATATCAAGGGCTAGAGGGTAATTTGACAAAGAAATATAAAATTGCGTAAATGTCATGTTTCACGCAATTACAGAAAAGGAAGCAGGAAACCGGACAATCTGCAGGGAATAGGAAGAGCATCAACGGGAACCGGATCACCCGCACAGGCGCACACCTACACAGGAGACAGTGCACACAATGCCCCGGATTTTTCCCACCGGATCCCACGCGCACACCTGCGGAGGAGACGCCCCACACCCCACCCACCCCCACCACCCGGCGCGCGGGCGGGAACCCGCAGCAGGTACTACAGATCCGCCCCACAAAATTTTTTTAATTTTCAAAACCCGAGGTCACATGTCCGTCCAAGAGCTACGAGAGAAAGAGATCGCATACTGCAGAGAGCATTTAGTTTACTTCGTAGAGAACTACGGACATATCGAAGATAGAAACAAGGCAGAGATCATCCAGCCGTTTGCACTTTGGAAAGAGCAGAGAGACGCCCTAGAAGACATCAGAGACCATAAGAGGACGATCATCTTAAAGGCTAGACAGCTGGGGATATCGTGGTTGGTCTTACATTATGCGGTGCATATGTTGGTGACCATGCAGGGGAGACTCATAATCGGACTCAGTAAGAGTGAGACCGAGGCAATGGAGCTCATCCGAAGGACAGCGGTGATTTTAAGGAACATGCCCGAACTGATAGCCGAGAAAGGGAATATTCCTGAAGGATGGCAGGGTGCATGGTTTGAGAACACGGCTCTGATATTGAAGGTACACCATCCGGGAGCACCGGAGAGCACATTCCAGTGTTTTGCATCAAGTGAGAATGCGGCGAGATCCTTTACAGCCGATTTACTGATATTTGACGAGTGGGCATTCCAGCAGTTTGACAGATCAATATGGCAGGCAGCGTATCCGGTCATAAACCGAGCGAACAGCGGTCAGGTGATCGGGGTATCCACGATTAAGAGAGGATCACTGTTTGAGGAACTGTTTACCACGGAGAATAACTTTTACAAGATATTCATTCCGTGGAGCGCGGACCCATCGAGAGACGAGAAGTGGTACCAAGAGACCAAGAAAGAGATGGGCGACCTCATGCAAGCGGAATACCCTGCGAGTATTGAGGAAGCTCTGACAGTCCCTGGAGGGGCATTCTTCCCTGAGGTGACTGATGACTCGATTTTAAGCGAATATCCGCTGAAACAGAACACGGTTGACTACTTCGTTATGGACTATGGTCTGGACATGTTAGCTGGGTATTTCGTGAAGAGAGACGCTTTTGGGAATGCTCAGATCGATAGAGAGATCTATGAGAGCAATTTAACGGTCGGAGAAGCCGCACAACTGATTAAAGACCTGGCTCAGGACTATAAATGTGTGCAGTATTTGGCTCCTCCGGACTTGTGGAATAGAAGTCCGCAGACGGGCAAGAGCATAGCACTTTTGTTCAACGAATACGGGTTGAATTTAACAAAGGTCAATAACGATATCGCAGCCGGGTGTCTGGCAATTAAAGAATATCTGGCGCATACCTCAGGCGGACAGTCTAAATTGACCATACGGACGATAAACGGACGACCCGTAGCGCCGAATCTCTTAAGGTGCTTGAAGAAGATCCAGCACGACGAGAGAAAACCGAACATATATGCCAAACAACCGCATGAATTAACCCATTCAGTAGACGCTTTAAGGTACTTTTGCATTTTCTGGACTTTGGTAGCGGTGAACCATAAGAACGAGAAACAGATCAAATGGCGAGAAGATATGTTTGAGGACTACGAGAACGCTTCTCCTGAAGAGAGACAGATCCTTATAGGCATGTGGGGTAAACCGAATTGGGCATCTTTCGGAGACTAAAAAGGGCGATGAATAAAGCGAGCGAGAATAAGACACTAAAGAAGTGGCAGGCGAGGTTAGAGGAAGCGAAGAACCGGTATGCCTCTGACCGAAATCGCATGAAAGAGTATGAAGGGTACTATAACGGGGAGAGAAGTGTCCGTCCGAACCCGAATACCCGTCAACCGGTCACAAAATCGTCCGCAAATGTACGGAATATCATTTACGAACTGATCGAATCACAGATAGATACGTCTATTCCCATGCCTAAAGTGCAGGCAATTCACTCACAGGACGCCGAACTGGCGAAAAAAATCGAGCATATGCTTGAAAATAAGGTCCGGTCTCTGGGACTTGTGAGACTAAATGACCTCATGGAGAGGGTAACTACCATCCAGGGCGGGGATTATTTTTATGTTCAGTGGGACAAAAACGCCGGTCTGCATAGTGAAATCGGTGATTTGAAGATATCCGAGGTTCATCCGAAGAAATTAGTCCCTCAGCCGGGCGTAACAGAGATCGGGGACATGGACTACTTCTTTATCCAGGAATCCATGACGAAAAAAGCCGTAAAAAGGGCGTATGACGTGGACGTTTCCGAAGCGGAGAACGATCAACCGGAGATTTACAACGGGATCGAGGGTGCAAATACCAACTCAGATATCGTAACAGTCAATACGGCTATCTATAGGAACGATGAAGGCGGTGTTGGGTGCTATATCTGGTGCGATACCTTTGAACTTTTGGATATCGAGGACTATCAGGCAAGGCAGTTAGACAGATGTGTTAAAGACGGTTCTGTTATGCAGAACGGTGTCTGCCCTGTTTGTGGTGGGAAGAAGTCCAAAAAACTGCCTGAAGACTATGAGGAACTGGTTGAAGGGATCGAGGTTGACTTCGATTTAGGGGGAAAGAGACGTATCGACCCCTATGAGACCGAGGTTGAGAGGGACGAGGACGGGAATCCGGTTCCTGTCACAGACGAAGCCGGGAATCCCATCTTAGACGCTCATGGAATGATGCAGCCGAAGGTGAAGAAGGTCCAGAAGAAGATCCCGTACTATAAGCCGAATAAATACCCTATCGTTTTGAGGAGAAATATCTCAAAGACAGACGAGCTTTTGGGTGGATCCGACACCGAGGTTTTGATAGACCAGCAGGACACCATCAAGAAGTTAGGGGACAAGATCAACGAAAAACTGCTTAAAGGCGGTTCCTATGTGACTTTACCCGAGGGTAAGAAGGTTGAGACGAACGATAAGGAGTTAAAGATCATCCGTGTATCGAATGCCGCGGAATCTCAGCTTGTGAACGTCATCAATGTTCAGCCGAATGTGCAGAATGACCTGACCTACCTTGAACAAAACTATAACTGGGCGAAGTCCACTTCCGGTATCACGGATAGTTTCCAGGGTAAGTATGACGCATCTGCGACATCCGGTACGGCGAAACAGTATTCCATCAATCAGGCTGCAGGACGTCTGGAATCGAAGAGAACCCTTAAAAATGACGCATGGGCGCAGTTATATGAACTTATGTTTAAGTTTTGGCTTGCATACGCGGATCAGGATACAGAAATCACTTCCACCGATTCTACCGGTGAGACACAGTACGATTCCATGAACCGCAAAGAGTTTTTGAGAATGGACGCAAGCGGTGAGTTTTACTGGGATGACGAGTTTATTTTCACAACGGATCCCACGTCAACGATGATGCAGAACAGAGAGCTCTTGTGGAATCAGGCGGACATGAAGTTACAGTCCGGTGCCTTTGGCAATTTAGGGGATCTGGAGACCGCAAGGACGTATTGGATGCTGCAGAGAGCAAACGGCTACCCGAATGCGTCTGTCATTTTGAGCCTGGTTGAGAGCCGAATTGAAGAACAGAAACAAGAAAAGGCCATGATGGAACAACAGGCTATGGAACAACAGGCGATGGAGCAGCCGTCTATGGGAGGAATGCCTAATGTTATGCCCGGTATGTAACGTGGATATGCGGATCACAAGCAATAAGACGGTGAGAAGGAAGGACGGGACGTATGCGACCCGTTTGAGACTGTCCTGCATCACGCCTACTTGTGAGAACTATATGAAGGTCGTAAAGACCGAATACATTCCTATCGAGGTAGTGGACGATAGTGAAGAATCCCCGTAGTGGGGTTTCATTATAAATCGCAGGAATAGCGCAAAAATCCGAGGAGGAACACATGTTAGAAATGGATCTACAGTTTTTTGCAGAGGAAGGCAGCGCAACACCGGAGGCCGCTGCACCGGAGACAAGCGAAGCAGAAGAGACCGGAGAGAGCACCGGATCTGAAGGCGAAGAAGAATCTGCGCCCGCCCCGCAGACTGCTGAGCAGAATCATGTTTTTGCAGAAATCAGAAGAAGGGCGGAAGCCGACGCACAGAAGAAGTATGAGGCGCGGTTAGCCGCAATCGACCGAGAGTATGCACAGCGTTTCAAGGGTTATACGAACCCTGAGACGGGAGCACCGATCCAGTCCGCTGCCGACTATGTGGAGGCGATGGCGGCACAGGAGAGGGCACAGGCGAGAAGCCAGATGCAGGAAGCCGGGATTGATCCGGAGATGCTTGACAGGGCAATCGCCAATTCACCTGCCGTGAGACATGCCGAAGAGATCGAGAGACAGAATCAGCAGTTTCAGGCGCAGCAGATGCTTGACGAGGACATGAGGGCGATCATTGATTTCGACCCCACGATAGGAAGCGCGCAGGATGTAATTGCGCAGGAGAACTTTCAGGATGTGGTTGCGTATTGCCAGCAGCACCCCGGAACGAGACTGTCTGATGCCTACAAGCTGGTGAACTTTGACCGGATTTCAGAGGCGAGACTGCAGGCAGGGAAACAGGCGGCGATCAATCAGGCAAAGGGCAAGTCCCACCTGCAGACGACGACCGCAACAAGTGACAGTGACAAGAGCGAAGACATTCCACCGGATAAGGTCGCGTTATGGGAGAGAGCATTCCCTGACAAGACCCCGAAGGAACGCAGAGCTCTCTACAACAAGGCTATTAAAGGAGGCTAATTATGGCAGTAACAGTAAGAGACAATACCAAGAATGGTGATATGTGGAATGAGTGGGCGACCCTGCTTGACGGCGTGATCTATGATTCTGACGCACAGCAGAACAAGTACGATGATCTTGTCAAGGCGCTTGCCAATGTGAGCAAGTCTGATCGTTGGGGCGAGAAGTCCACGACCATCGGCGGCCTGGGCGACTATGACGTGAAGGATGAGGGATCGGATGCTTCCGAGGATACCTTCATCGAAGGCTATGCGAAGTTTATCCAGCACCTGTCTTTCGCAAAGTCGTTCGTGATCTCCGAGGAAATGAGAGACGATAACCAGCTTGAAGAGGCAAAGAGCAAGGCGATCAACCTTGTGCAGTCCTATAAGCGGACCCGCGCAAAGTTTCTGTCTCAGATGCTCACTTCTTCCGTCGGATCCACCACGACCATGACGTTTGGCGGCAAGAGCGGTATCGACATCTCCGGTGCGGACGAACTGGCTCTGTTCTCTTCGCAGCATCCGCTGGCAAACAGCTATTCTTCGGGCACGACCCACAACACGCAGTCCAACCTGTTCTCCAATGCCCTGGGCACGAACACCACGATGCTGAACAGACTGGCGAACATCATGCGTAACTTTAAGGATGACAGAGGCGAGGTTCTCGGTTTCACCGCTGACACGATCATCATCCCGGGCAACCAGCCTGCCCTTGAGGATACGGTGAAGAAGATCATCGGTTCCGATGGTGAGGTCGGCACGAACTACAACGACATCAACACGCAGAGGGGACAGTGGAAACTCGTTGTTGACTATCTGTGGACCCCTACCGTTACCGGCACGGATCCTACCCCGTACATCATCATGTCGTCCGAGGCGAACAAGGAACTCCTTGCAACCCGCTTCTATGACAGGAAGAACCTTGATGTTGTGAACCAGGTCAAGCCTGAGTCCCGCAACCTGATCTACAACGGCTTTGCCCGTTTCAGTGCAGGCTTCACGAACTGGCGGCACGTCATCATGGGCGGCTCCACCAACGCAAGCGCTACCACGCTGAGCTGACTTTGACACGGCGGGGGGAGGGATCCCCTCCCTCCGCTATATCCGGAGGTAATCATGATCAAGATAGGCGACATCATAGATGGTAAAAGAGTGACGAAGGTTTTCTATCTGTGCGGTGCGCTGGCGTACCAGAGCGAACCGGTCAAGGATGTGCTTGTTGACAAGAAAGAGAGCGTCCTTGTTGACGAACCGAAGGCAGAGGAAGCACCCAAGAGACGGACGAGGAAAAAGTAATGGCGTACACATGGAACGATATCAAGCTGGCAACACTTCAGAAGATGTTTTCGTCCAACGGGACGACTATCCAGGTTGACTCCAGCACAAAAGAATATATCGAATCCATGCCGCAGGCCGCAAATGAGGGACTTCAGCTCCTTGCGACCGCAGGAAAGTTTATCCTGAAAAGCCAACAGATCGTCGTTCGGGATACGAAGAACCTTCTTACAGGCGCGTTTGAGAAATACTATGTGACGGATGGAGAAAAGACATTCAACGTCGCAGGCGCGAAATCATATTATTTCACGGTCATGGGGACAGGGATCCATTGTACGGTGACGGTAGGTGAGAATGACCCTATCATTATCGAAACGCCTGTCCCTGAGGGCGAGGAAGATCCGCACACGATTGAATCCAACACGGGTTTTGCGGTATTCAAGGGGAATCTGGAGAACCCGAATAAGGAGATGGTAACACTTTCCTTCTCCTGCGAATATCCCTTTGAGGTCAGGAATGTTGCTATGTATGAGTTTAACTATCCGACCGACGCGGATGTTCCTGTCTATGAAGAATATATCAGATACTACCTTCCCGATGTCATGGAGAGTTTCTATCAGCTTTCCGAGAATGATATCTATTTTGAATCCGATACGGGGAAGGGTAACTATATTGCCGCGGATGAATACTATCAGGAAGCGGACAAGACGCTTGTTATTCCGAGGACAGAGACCGGCATCTATACGGTCTACTATAAGGCATATCCTGAACAGATCACGCAGCAGACCGCGGATGACTATGTTCTTGAACTGGATCCGGAAGTGGCGGCAATCCTTCCTCTTTACATGGCATCACAGTTATACAAGGACGATGACAATGCTATAGCGACTGTCTATAGAAATGAGTTTGAGGTAGCCTTTGACAGACTTTCACAGAAGGCAAAGATCCAGCGAAAAGAGGAGTTTGTCTCTGAGAGTGGGTGGTGTTAATGGCGGCAACGTCTTTCAGGGTTCCTGCAAGCCCGAAGATCAGCATATATAAAAATGAGAGTTTCCTTGGGTGCGATTTCACATCGGACGCATCCACGGTTGACGATACAAAAAGTCCTAACTGTATAAACATGATCCGGTCCGTACCGGGGAAGGTCAGAAAGAGGATGGGGTATCGAAAGATGGCTGCTTATGACGGGCAGTGCATCTATGGCGTACATCATCTGTCTACAACGGATATCTGGCTGGTGCATGCAGGGACAAAGATCTATAACCTTACGGCGCCGATGGGCGCTAACTGGGTTGACCATGATGACAATGAGATCGTGGACTATGACACGAACAACATTGTCTTTCTTGACGGGGATCCGGAAAACACTCTCATGTATGAGGGGATGGCAGAGCACAGAAGCGTATCGTTTGAGATAGGCTTAAAGTTAGTCATCCTGGATGGATCCAACATGTTTATCTATGACGGTACTACGTTTGGGAAGGCAAGCGATAGTGCTTATGTCCCTACTCTGTTTATCTCCGAAGAACCGCAGGGCGGTAGTACAGAAGATATCTATGAGGCGAGAAACCTTATCCAGCCTGCATGGAAAGAATCCTATTATGTAAGCTCTGAACAGGCAAGCACAAAGGTATTTCAGTTATCTTTCGGGGATCTTGACAATACCGCGGTCAAAGCGTGGGTTATGGATAGTGACGGTGAGATGCAGGAGAAAACCGAAGGGACGCATTTTACAGTAGACAGAACGGCAGGCAAGGTCACATTCGTAACGGCCCCTGGTGCATCTCCTATCTCCGGACAGGATAACGTCATCATTCAGGCATATAAGACTGTTCCGGGGTATGCGGATAGGATCAATCACTGCACGATAGGGGCACTGTTCGGGGTCAATGGTGCATCGGATAGACTGTTTGTATCGGGGAACCCTGATAAGGGTTATGACAATGACGGGAACCTTTACACGAATATCAATAGAGACTGGTACTCCGGACAGTATGATCCGACATACTATGCCGATACAAGTTATTCACAGTTAGGATCGGACGCATCCGCGATCATGGGATATTCGATCATCAATAACTATCTGGCTACCCATAAAGACTATAACGAGCTCTGGCAGTCTGTTCTTATCAGGTCGGGCGATCTGGTAGAGGGAAAACCTTCTTTCAAGTTAGTAAATGCCCTGCAGGGCGCAGGCGCGTTTTCAAAGTATTGTTTTTCCTATCTGGAGGAAGAACCTCTGTTTTTGACAAAACTAGGCGTGTATGCAATCACCGCGCAGGATATCACCGGCGAGAAGTATGCACAGAACAGAAGTTATTATCTGGACGGAAAACTGCTTGAAGAGGAGAACCTGGAGGAAGCATACGCCTATACCTACAGAGATTACTACCTTCTGTCTCTGAACAATCATGTGTATGTGTTGGATGGCCTGCAGCCTATCAGAACGGACAAGAGCAAGCCTTACGCTACGAGGCAGTATGTAGGGTTCTTTTGGGATGATATACCGGCATATTGCTTCTTTGAACTGAATGGCAACCTCTGTTTTGGGACCACAGACGGATATATCTGCAAGTTTTACACGAACAGAAAAGAACTGGAATCGTATAGCGATTTTTGCGTAGAGGATGGCGAGGAATCAAAGAGAGAGATCCCTTGTGTTTGGGAGACCGCAGACATCTGCGAGAGCCTGTTCTATAAGAACAAGAAGTATCGGTATATCGCCATCAAGAGCATGCCTGAACTTTCCTCCTCGGTGCAGATTTGGGCGCAGAGACATGGTATTTGGGAAATGCTCAAAGAGGATGAAGGAACACTCCGGTACTTTGATTTCAGACTGATCGATTTCACACGCTTTTCGTTCAATGTTGACCAGACCGCAAAGGTCATATCCACAAAGGCAAGGTTGAGGAAGTTAGACCATGTGCGGTTTAGGTTTATCAATGAGAAGTTAGAGCAACCGTTTTCTATCAACGATTTTGCCGTGGAATATACACAGAACGGCAACCATAAGGGGTGACGTATGGCTTTTGAAAAGATTGATGAGGAACTCATATTAAACGGTGGTGTGAAGTCTCTGCCTGATTCTCCGCAGTTACAACCTGCGGCACTAAAGGCAAAGTTTGACGAGCTGGGGGACGCGGCATGCGTGGCATTCAATAACTTCATTGACGCTATCTCCGCACAGTCAGGCTTCCAGAACATCGGTGCGGTCGTTCCGACAGGGATTACGGCAAGCGCAAACGCACAGTCCATCATGAATGTTATCGCCGGGATTGCGGTGTCTTGTGATGCGAACAAGCATAGCCACTTGAATAAGACGACGCTTGATGCGATCACGTCGGAACTTTGGGGGCAGGTCACGACGTTACTTGAACTTATGTCCGCGGTTCAGACCATCGGATCTAATTCTATGACGCCCACACTTTCGACCGAATTGCCTTCCTCTAAAGCGGTGGCGGCATATCTCACGTCACAGATAAGCACGATCAAGAGCGCGGTATATCCGGTCGGTGCAGTGGTATGGACGGATGGTACGGCCCCGGCAACGGTGTATGGATTTGGAACATGGACGCAGATCGAGACTGTGGAAGAAGGTCTGGCTGCATGGAAGCGGACCGCATAAGGAGGGGTTATGGCAACGAATAAAAAGATAAGCGATCTCCCTGCTTTAACCGGAACTGTAGAGGATAACTATAACCTCGCCATTGATGACGGGACTACCACTTATAAAGTAAGCGTCTCCCACTTTGAGGAAGCGGCGGCAGGTACGGCGAGTCAGTACGCGGCGGCGGCGGCAGAGAGTGCGGAAGCGGCAGAAGGTTTTGCAGGAGACGCGGCGACCACGGCAACCACGATAGAGACAGACATCGCAACCGCGACAGGTCTTGTCAATGACGCGAGAGGGTATGCTTCATCGGCGGCAGATTCCGTAACGGCTGCACAGGCGGCATCCGGTGCGGCAACCACGAAAGCGAACGAGGCGTCAAATAGTGCGAACGCGGCGGCAGGATCTGCAGGAGAAGCGGCGGCATCGGCAACGGCGGCGGCGAACTATGTTACGAATGCACAGACGGAAGTAAACCGGGCGAAGTCATGGGCGGACTATCCGAATGAGGCATCATACGGAAGCGCAACGAATAATGCTCATTACTGGGCGGATCAGGCACAGGCGGCTGCAGGCGGCGGTGTGATGTCCTTTAATACCCGGTCAGGGTATGTAGTATCGCAGGCGCATGACTATAACGCAGGTCAGGTGGACTATGACAACACTTCAAGCGGCATGACTGCAACAGATACACAGGCGGCTATTGATGAACTTGATACAGACCTCGGGACGCTTGATACCGCGGTTACTACCTTGTCCGGTACAGTGGCAGGGAAAGAGGATAAGCCGACTATTCTGACTGCGACACTTACAGCAGGGCAGACGAGCCTTACATTTACAGACGCGGCTCTTGTGTCAACCGCTATGGTGGAGGTCTATGTAGAGCATGGCATAACACCGAAAACAATGGACGATAGCACGACCGGCACACTTGTCCTGACATTCAATCCGCAGCAGAGCAATCTGTCTGTCAAGGTTGCTATCCGATAAGGAGGGAGTATGTATATCAGAGTTGGCGTAGGTGGCGGTTCCGGGTATGAAATTCATATCACTACAGACGACACGAACCTTTACGGATATACCATAACGATATCAAAGAACGGTACGACAGTAGGAACGACTGCCTTTGATAATACCGGCGAAGCGTCTTTCAGCGTTGACGAGACTGGGACATATACCGTTTCTGTCACATACGATGGGAACACCTATTCCGAGAATGTTGTTGTATCTGCCTTTGAAGTGGAGTTATCCGCAGGTTTTGTCTTGTCGTCCTGGCTCACCGCAGGCGATGTTACGGGAACCTATGCCAACCTTGCCGCCGTCCTTGCCGACGAAGAAGCCGTCCGCAAGTTAATGACGATCCATGCGGCGGTGGACTATCTGGCAAGTTTTGAATCCACGGACGCAAGCGTTGTCACAATCCTCAACGATAACTACGCGGCGAAGTGGATAAGTCTCACGGACTACGCTATGGACGTTTTAGAAGCCGCCTATGGAACGCTGATGGGTACAATCGGCAAGTACGGCTACGGCGAGTGGGGCATCACAGACGCGACCACAACACCGCCTACATGGGGAGCGTTGGGGAATGTACCCGTGATGACGAGCAATAGTGCGCCGTATGGGGAGGCAATATCGAATAGCGTTTATCAGAATTATTACCCTTGGTGCGCGTTTTCAAAAGGCGGTTCGTCCTTGCCGTGGTCACCGTCACAGACAGGCACTACAACAAACACAATTTGGCTTGGGTATAAGTTTACAAATCCTGTTGATGTTCGCAAGTTTAGCATCAAGTTAAATGTGAGGACGGGCGGACAGTATGTTGTCAAGATACAGGGTTCAAACACGGGCGATTCTGCCGATTGGCATGATGCGAGTGGAAATATCACGGTGTATAGCGGTGGTCAGTCGGGTAAAATCACATACGATGGAAACATCACGGGCGCAGGGTTCTATCTGTATTGGCGTGTGTTCTTTGTCACGGCAAATCCCGGCGCAAGTAATGCGGTATCTGCTAATGTTTATGGTCTGCAATTCTACGGTCGCACCTTAAAGGTATCCGTCCCGAAGATGTCGGGGAATACTACGCCGTATGGGGAGGCGTTTGCGTCAAGTGAGTACAGTTCCACCTTCGCGGCGTGGAAAGCATTTGACCAAACGAACGCGGATAGTAACGATTGTTGGCACGCAACATATGAAGCAAATCCGTATCTCGGCTATGATTTTGGGTCGGCGGTTGTTGTGAAAAATATCACGTTCCGCTCCAGAAATTATAGTCCCGCATATCCTCCGAACACCTATAAAATACAGGGTTCAAATGAAAGCAAAACGTCCGGCTATGAGGATATTTTGTCTGGGACAATCAATAACACCACCGCTAACAAACTGTTTATCATTGATGCGTCCGCAAACAACAAGGCGTACAGATATTACAGGATGTATGTGACGGCTAACATGAGTGCAAGTAGCGGGACTTGTCAAGTGGGACAGTTACAGTTCTACGGCAAAGACTACTCCGAACGCGAATGGGACACCACACATCCTAGGCGGTATCTGTATGACCACGGTATCGAGTTTGAAACCATAGCAAGAAGCGGTCACGATAGCGCATACGGAAACGGGTACACAACACAATATCCCAACTTCGGCGCAGACGGCGCGGAAATCGGTAAAAACGTGGCGAAGGTTTTCTATCCGTTTGTCACGGACGAAAAGGTTGATGTTACTGACTATGACACCCTTGCCGTTGTGTATGAACCGTTTAATTCGTATGGTTCTACCACGAATAGTCAATGTGGAAGAGTAGGCGCGACCGCATCGAAGAACCCGTCTGACGGATATTATATCGGAACAAGTTATACTACATTACTTATGGCTAAACCCGACCCGTACACGATTGCTGATTTTTCAAGTCTTAATGGCGAGTATTACATCGGCGTTGTGACGGACGAGAACAACCGAATGGATACAATCAAGGAATTGTGGCTTGAATAAGGAGGGATGCCATGAGTATGTTAATCGCCACAACCGAAGATAAAAGTACAATTTTCATCGGCATCACAGGGGAAGAAAAAGAAATGTTGATTAAGTATGCGGACGAAAACAATACAACTTTGGATCAATTCGTTGGCAAAGCCATTTGTGATGCTATGCGGTTACGGCTGAACAAGGAGGAACAATCATGCTGATATTTGAAAACTCAAACCTTGAAATCCACGATGTAGGCTCATCCACCGACCCTACCCTCACTCCAATCGAGGTTACGGACGGCACGTTTGATGGATGGTCGGTCGCGAAAATATGCTGTTACCGCGCACAGGTGGTGGACGGCAACGTGGTCATGCTTACACCTTACGTTGACAGCCGCTTGATTGAGCATATCGACCAGCTTGGCAAGCAGGCAGAAGCCGCGACACCGACCATCATCGAGGAGACCGCATACATCGGTGACACGGCGGTTATCTTTACGAACGTGCCGCAAGGTATCCTCTCCGTCTGCATGACGGACGGGACCAACTATCCGTCCTACACGGTCCGCAGGGACGGCGGCATCGTGGAGGTATCTTTCGATCCGCTTGAAACCGTAAACAAAGTGACACTTTCAATCTTATAAGAGGAGGGACAAAACAATGAGATATTACATCATGACCATCGAGCAGTACACCGCACAGGGCGCGGAGGCAAAGAGCGAACAGAGCAAGGTGGAGAAGAAGAACACGCTTGATTCTGCGCTCGGTTACTTCTATGACACTCTTTCCACGGTGGCAAAGTCCGCGGCTCATAACTTCCTGGACATCAAGATCGTGCAGAGTGATGGCGGCATCATCAAGAAGGACATTTACGGCGCATACGTTGACGAGGAGTAACACCGGGAGGGGTGCGCTATGGAGACGATGACAGTCAATGATTTGGTTCGGCTTGCGGTCATAATCGCCGGGCTATGGGGGTTTTTCAAGGTGGTCAATGAAATAATCAAAGCGGCGAATGATCGGCATGACCGCGAGCAGAGATGGGATGATACCGCGGACACACTTCGGAAGGAACGGAAAGAGGATGTGTGCCGGTATGACGCACAACTTTCCGATATCAGGAGAAGCCAGGAGGACATTCGCACGGAATTTGACGCAAAGGTTCAGGAGATCAAGGCGGAGCAGTTAATCATTGTTGAATGTCTCCGGGCGGTTCTGGATGGTCTGCATCAACAGGGATGTAACGGCAAGGTGAGCGAGGCCATCAACCTGCTTGATAGTCATATCGTCGAAAAGGCGTACAAGCCATGAAGAAACTGAACGGACTGGACTATTACATCATTTACTGCATTGTGGCCTGCATTGTCTATGCAATAGCGGAAATGATCGTTTCTTCCGTTACTGGGATAACGCACGATGCTCTGACCGTAGCCTGGTACGGGTTCCACGGAGGAGAAGTATTTTGTGCCTGCATGGTAAAGCGCATGAAATTGAAGGTGAAGAAAGATGACTTTAGTTAAGGTTGTGGCGTTTTGCGGTCTGGTATATCTGGTCGCGGCTATTGCATATTTCCTTTTCATTTGGAGGTGGAAATGAACGACATTACTTTTATGATCCTAAAGATTGTCATATCTGTATGCGCAGCTCTGATCACGGCATATGTGATTCCTTATCTGCGGACACTTAAAAATGATCGGAGGTATGCAGCCGTGATTGACATGGTGGCGCTTGCGGTGAGAGCGGCGGAACAGACCATCCGGGAGAGTGGGATGGGAGCCGTAAAGAAAGAGCAGGTTATCGCGCTTGTTCAGGACTGGATGCGAGAACAGGGGTATGACATGTCTTATGATCAACTCTCGTCTCTGATCGAAGCGTGTGTCTACCAGATGAAGAAGGAGGCAAAATGAGGACATCGGCGGCGACACTGAATAAAATCGCGGAGTTTGAAGGGATCCGGTTGAAAGCCTACAGATGCCCTGCAGGTGTATTGACTATCGGTGTAGGGCATACCGGTCCGGACGTGAAGGAAGGCATGGAGATTACCAGAGAGCAGGCGATGGATCTTTTCAGGCAGGATATCGCAAAGTTTGAGAAGTATGTTGCAGCCACAGGACTTGAACTGACACAGAATCAGTTTGATGCGCTTGTGAGCTTTGCATATAACTGCGGCGCCGGGAACCTGCAGAAACTTGTCAAAGGGAGGAACTACCAACAGATCGGAAACGCTATGCTCCTGTATGACAAGGCAAAGGGCAGGGTGCTTCCGGGATTGACCAGGAGGAGACAGTGGGAAAAAGCACTTTTCTTGTCTGATAAACCGCAGGGGAAACCCATCTCCACAATCGCACAGGAAGTAATAGACGGGAAGTGGGGAAACGGGATTGACAGAAAGAACAGACTGCATGCGGCAGGCTATGACTATGCCACAGTGCAGAAGGAAGTGAACCGCATGCTGCGGGGATAATAAAGGAGGAGGATATGGGAACGACCTATAACATCGGCAAAAACAAGTGGGAACAGAGTAATCTCAACAATAACATGTCCGGCACTGATGCGAACGCGATCTATTATGCGACGCATGGCGGATCCATGAGTGGGGCGGCGAATGACAAACTGACGAACCCCGGTAGTTATGTGTCTACGACCGCAGACAAGGGAACCGGCAAAGGTGGAAGCGGCGGCTCCGGTGGCGGAAACGGATCCGGTGGATCTATCGACATCAGCGGCTATGGCGGTGGCGGCTATGACGCAACAAGCGTCTGGCAGGCATACCTTGACAGACTGACCGCACAGGCACAGGCGGCATATGAGAGGAACATGGAGCGTATTGCAAGCGCTTATGAGAACTCTCGCAATTCTCTGTCCGAGAACTACGATTCCACGAAGGGACAGTTAGAGAGCGCGGCAAGCAAGTCCAGGGGAGAGATCAACTCTGATTCCGAGAGCTCTATGAGACAGGCATACATCAACAACATGCTTTCCCGGAGAGACCTCCTGCAGAACATGACCGCGCAGGGCATGAGCGGCGGTGCGACAGAATCCACGATGGCAAGTCTGGAGAATAACTACGGGAATGCCCGTAATCAGATCGACACGCAGAGAAACAAGTCCCTGAAGGATCTGGAAGCGACATTCGCTAACAATCTCGCACAGGCCCTGCAGCAGTACAATTCGCAGATGGCTTCCCTGAATCAGTGGAGAGCCGGTCAGGAGATGGCGGCAGAGAATGCCCTGAATAACTTTGAGGCAGGCTATGCGGCGAACTTCTCGCAGCTTGCGCCTAGTAATGACGCTTACCTTGCGGCACTCAATGCCTTGATGGGTAATCAGTCTGGCTTCTCCTTCAATGCGACCGCGGCGAACAATCCGTACTATGGGGCAAGCGTACAGCAGGCGAACAATCAGAACAACACGAACTATGCGGAATACCTGGCTGCACAGGGACTTCTTGGCAATAACGTGACGAGATCTAATCTGTATAACCAGTACAGGAACGGATCGCTTTCTTCGGAGGATCTTGTGGCTCTGATCAATCGTCTTGGCCTGTAAACCAAACTGTTCCGGGCGGGTCATATGATCCGCCCATAAGGAGACATGATGAATTATTCTGCGCGTAAAGAAGGCAATAATGACTGGGCCCGTGTTTCTGGCTTTTTGAAAGCACAGGAGAAGGCACAGAAGCAGGCTCTCAAACTGCAGGCAAAAGCACAAAAGCAGACAACACAGCGGTCTACTCGGAAAGAACTGACCGCTGATGAGGTCATGGCTGATTATGACAAGTGGCTGAAGGTTCAGGAGGCACAGAGTTTCCTTGATAGCCGTACCCCCACGAACAATAGCGCAGAATCCATCATGGCGGACTATGATAACTGGCTTGCCGGTCTGAAAGCGCAGGAAGCACAGAAGGTTCAGAAAAAACCGGCACAGAAGGTCCAGAAGGAACAGGAACAGAAGCCTATACCTGTCCTGCAGGATAACCGCGTCTTTAACGAACAGGACGCAAGGAAGAGACAGGCAGAGCAGGTCATGAATAATCGCGTATTCGATGAGGAAAGCGCGAAGAAGAGACAGGCAGAACAGGAAGCTATTGTTGGGAACAAGAAGAAGGTCCCGGAAACGGACGATCTTGTAAGACAGTTTGCAGAAGCGAACGGTGTATCTCTGGAAGAAGCGCAGAGACAGTATGATGCTTTCACGAACCAGGGGATCGGAACGGTTGACCAGTCAAAGCAGGTCGGCAAGGAGCAGGCGAAGTTCTTGTCTGATTCGGAAAAAGCGGACAAGTGGCTGGATCCTTCTCACAAGATGACAAAGGCGGAGAAGAAGCAGGCGCGGCAGATTGTCACGGACTTTAACAAGAAGTACGGAAGTAACGGGCAGCTTGTCCGCACAGAAGAAGAAAAGCAGGCAGCGGCAAAGATCGCGGCTCTTGATGCAAAGAGCAAGGTAGGCGGTAGCTTTAACGCCGGCTTCTATCGTCCTATCCTGAACGCGACCAACATGCTCTATAAAGGTGCGGACTATTTGCTTGGCGGAAGCGCTGAACTTGGCGCAGGCATGATTGACGACCTTGCAGGGACAGACCTTGCCGGTGCGGTACATAATGCCCGGAAATCTGCTAATGATCAGATGGCGCAGAACGCGCAGTATCTCCGTGGGGTATATCAGAACGCACAGACACAGAACCCTCTTGCTTATGGCGGTGGTAATCTGGCAGGTACGGCGGCTATGTATATGGCTACGAACCCCGCCTTTGATGCTATCGGCAGTGCAGCAGGTTTAGGGGCAGGCGGTCAATTCCTTGCAAATCAGGTGGGGCAGAACGCACAGGATCTTTTGCTTGACACACTCCCCGAATACATGGAGAATACCGCCTCCGGAATGTCTACAGAAGAGGCTAACAAGGAAGCGCTGAAAAACATCGGCATGAACGCAGGCGGCAACCTCTTGATGGGTATGTTGGCTGAACTCATCCCCGTCTTGAAATCACAGAAGGAAGCACAGAAGAAGGCGGCGGATGAGATTGTGCAGTATGGACGGGATGTACTCGCTCCTCTTGCGGATGATGCGGACAATGTAGTCCGTAATGCTGACATTGCTTCCCTGGCTAAACCTGTCACACAGGAGATCCCGAACCCTCTTGACCCTGCAACAATGGCAAAACAGGCGGCAGAAGGCGTGGATGATCTCGCCGCACAGAGTAAGCAGGCGGCTGAAACTATTGAGAATTTGTCCGAACAGGTGCCGAAACAGGATATCGGGCATGAGCTCGCATGGAGATACGCCGATAGCGCTCACAACTATGATCCTTACGATTATGGGGATTCGATGTATTCTGATAGCGGAATGGTAGAAGAAGCCGCGATAGAAGAAATGGCAAAGGATATCAACGAAGGGAAAGACCTTTCGGGATATATCGAATCTCTGGAGGAAATCGTTGACGAGGTTGACGACCCGGCGGAAAGAGCGGAAGTGGAGAACCTTATCCGTGAACTGTCTGAACTCAATCCTACAAAGCCTGCAGAAGCGGCACAGGAAGCGGCAGAGCAGGTCGGTTCTGGCAAGGCCCGTATTGTTGAGGACGCCTGGAATAATCGTAAACCCGGCGACACAGATAGACGTGCTATCGGAAATATGTTTGCGGTCATTGAGGAAGAGGCGAGGGCAGGAAGGTTGAACCTGTCTGATGAGGACTGGGAGCGTCTCATCAAAGCCGGTGATGAAGTGGCAAAGAAAGGGAAGCGCAAGAGCCTTGCGGTGATGGACGAGATCCTTCTTAAGGCAGGTGCTGAAGAAGTCCCCATGCAAACGGCAAGAATCGGCGCGGATCCCATGATTGCGGAATCCCTTGATCGCTTTGACATCATGGCAAATAACATCCGTGAGATCATGGGAAGACTGGACTATGCCGGTAATGCGAAGGCGGAGAAGGAAGCCGGGATTATTGAGCAGGCACTTCAGGACTATGAGAAAGCTATCAATGCGAAGGACGTGGAAGCGGCAGACGAGGCATCAAGGGTACTCACGAATGCCAGAAGGCGGTTCCATAATGCCGTAAAGGACATTGACGGGTACAATGGTGAACTCAATACCGCGTCTATGGGTACGGCTATTGATACGCCTGCTTTCCATATGCGGAAGAAGGTCGGCTATAAGAGTGATTTTGAGATCCCTGATGTGCCCGAAGGTGATAGATTTGCACATCCGAAGGGTACGACGTGGGAAGAATATCAGACCGCGAGACAGGCGGTGCAGGATCGGCAGGGTGCTGTTGATGTTATCGCAAATGAGGTAGAGAAGCGCCTTCCTAATACTCCTGATGCCGGGAATAAATACGATCAGTTTTTGCGCGCCGCACACAAAATGGCGGTAGAAGATACTCCCGAAGCGAAGGAAGCTCTGCAGCAGGCGTACAAGGAAATCGAGGGTGCATTGACCGAACCTCTCCCGGAGGAGACAGTCGGTGATGCCGCACGTCTGCTTAAAATGGATCTGCAGTATTTTGCGAAGGACGCGGACGATGTTGCAAAGGCCGCAAACATGGATGGTGTCTTAAAAGATCTCCCCGAAAAAGGTAATGGAGAGAGAAAGATATCAAAGTATCGCACTAATTCAATGGAGAAATTGGATAGTGTGACTGATGCAAACGCGCCTAAAGAGGATTTCGGGCATAACGTATATACCGTTGCAAAACAGACCGAAGATGGTATAGAGCGCTGGGGAAAAAATCCGAACGCGGTAAGAGACCTGCAGGCAAAAGAAGCATGGGACGAGGTTGACGCAAGATATGCACAGCGTCGGTGGACTGAACTTATGGAATCCGGGAGCGAGGAGGACGTCAAGGAAGCGCTGAGACTTTCCAGAAAACAGTCCTATGAACTCAGAGAAGGCGGACGTCTTGTGCAGGTAGCTGCGGAAATGGATAGTATTGCAAGTCAGCTCAACGCTGCAAAGCAGACATTAAATAAGAAGGTTGACAGCATTAGGGGAACTGGCACGTCAGAGGCATTGGATAACCTCGGCACAAAGCTCGACAATAAGTTAGACGGGATTGATCTTCAGACCGCAGAAGGAAGGAAGAAGGCAGAAGAGATCGTATCGGATGCACTTGGTCGCAACATGAGAGAGTATGCGCCTACGAACAAGAACATGAAAAGCAAGAAATTCAAGCATACCGATAAGATTCTTGATGGACTTCGGAAAGGCAAGTACAAGAATAGCGAAGAACTTATCAATGCTATTTATAAGCAGAATGGCGGCGCGGTCATTTCCGCACAGGATCAGAAGAAGATATATGATTTGCTGAACATGGCAAAAGATATGGCGGACGGAAGCAGGGAGCAGGAGATTATCCTTGCAAAAGCCGCAAAGATTGCCACAAAGGGAGCGCCTTCTACGTTCGGAGAGAAAGTCAAGGCGATCCTGTATATGAACATGCTCGGCAATTTCAAAACGGCAATTTCCAGAAACGCCTTTGGTAACTTGATGTATCAGGGACTAGAGCAGGCAAGAGCTCCGTTTGCCGCGATTGCTGACAGGGCAACCTCTCTCGCCACAAAGCAGCGGTCCTCACTTGGATGGAATGCAGGCAAGGCAAAGTCGTATGCTTCCGGTCTCTGGAAAGGCACAAAGGAACAGGCAGGCGATCTTGTTTCCGGATTGACAAGAGGGGAATTAACAAGCACTGGGAGAAGCGGAGAACTCGGATGGGCGAATGCTCTGAAAAATAATCGCTACACGTTCAATGAGGCTGGAAGCAATAAGGTAGCGAACGGACTTGCAAAGATAGCGAACTCTGCGGAGTTTTATGTCACGAACGCTATGAAACTTGGAGACCGCCCGTTCTATGAGGCAAACTATGCACAGCGTAGTACAGAACTTCATCAGCTTGTGGATCGTTACGGCAAGGACGCAGTTGCAGGACTTGCAGGCGTACCGGACGAAATGCTTGATGACGTCATTGATATGACTGCGGCGGTTCATGCGGCGGATTCTGTATTCCAGAAACATGGGGAAATGTCAAAGGGTCTGACGGATATCAGGAACGGACTAGGTGAACTCTCTCGCGGAATACTTGGCATTGACGTTTTGAGTACGGCGGCGAGCCCGTTCACTATGACGCCCGGAAACATTTTACAGAGAACGGTTGAGTATAGTCCTCTTGGCTTCTTAAAGAATGGCATCAAAACAGCGCAAGAGATTAAGGCGGGATCATTTGATCAGAAAAGATTTGTTGATGAACTCTCGCGTAGCACTCTTGGATTGCCTATTCTTGGCGGTGCATACGCACTTGCGAAGAATGGCTATATTAACGGTGGATATAGCGAGGATGAGGACGAAAAAGCCGCACAGATTGCGGATGATTTTATCGAATACGGGGTGAAACTTGATCCTAACGGGACGAGCTATGATGCTTCCGATCTTCCTGTTATCGGGCCTTTTGCACAGGCAGGTGGTGCGGTAGCGGAAAAGGGTGTAAACGCCGAATCACTCGGGCAGGCGATAAATGCGGTCACTATGGGATCGACTATGCAGGGACTGCGTAAAGCGTTTGGTGCCGAAGGTTCATACAGCACATCCGGGAGCATGCTTGACAATTTGAAGGACACGGTTTTATCATCCGGAACGCAGCTTATCCCTTCCCTTCTGAGGCAGACAGCACAAACAACCGATAAGTATAAGCGGGAACTTGGAGAATATAAGACGCCCGAATATTATTTGAACCTTATCAAAAACAGTGTGCCGGGGTGGCGTGAAACAATGCCTATTAAGTATGACGATGAGGGGAACCCTATTCTCCAGAACCAGGGACGGCCTCTTGGCGACAAGATCCTTGAAAACTATATCCTTCCCATGAAACGGAGCGATTATGAACCCTCCGAATTGAACCAGGAAGCAAAGCGTTTGAAAGATGCGACCGATGGAAAGACGGGCGGATATGCACCGAAAGCAAAGCGCAAAGACCTGAAACAGTGGGCGGAGAAGGCAGAAACCGAATACTCTGAAGCAGATTTCAGAGACTATAAGAAGGAATACGGAGAACTTAAACGCGACGTAGCGACTAGCGTTATCGGATCTGACTTCTATCAGTCTCTTGATCCCAACACGCAGGTTGAGGTTCTCTCGGCGGTGTATTCCGGATTGAAGCAGGTGGAGAAGAATAAGCTCACCGGCCTTGAAACAGACGATAAGTTGGCACACGCGTATATGGACGGCGGCATTGATGGTGTTATGGAACACCTTGCCACAAAGTACAATCCTTATGGCATGAATCAGGACGCCTACAAGAAAATGCAGGAAGAAGGCGCCGATATGTCAAAGTATGAAGGCTATGGCGAAGCGCTTTCGTCCCGTGAGATTGAGGACAAGAAGGCATACCGCGAAGCGTTTGCATCTGGAGGTGAGGAGGCCCTTGATAAAGAGGTCGCATACCAGCAGGCGCTCTCTGAAGCAGGTCTGTCCGATTCAAAGACAAACCGCGCAGCATGGGAGAAACTGTCAAAATCCGAAGGCGCTATTGATACCATGAAGAAGCTCGGAGAGATCCGGGAAGGATCAAAGGATGAGAACGGAAACTTGGATATAGCGAGTTTGCTTGACTATGCGAACAAGGATAAGACTGTCACAAAAGAAATGCTCGATATGCTGAAGGGTTCAAACTGGACCGGCACTTTTAAGAAGAATGGTAATTCATGGGTGTATGTCAAAAAGAATGGCGCTACTACAGAGGGGAGCAATAGTCCTGCAGGGCAGGCGAAGCAGGAGCTTGAAAACTATGGCCTGAAAGGGGATAAGATTGTCCCTATGTTGACAAGGGCGAAAGAGACCATTCCAAAACTGACCACCGCGCAGTTTGCAAAGACATACAAAGAGATTGACCGGGACAACAAAAACGGTTTATCACAAAAGGAAATGCTTGCTTATCTGAACAAGGGATCCTGGACGGATGAAGAAGCAAATAAACTTTGGGTCGCTTATGGGGACGACTGGCAGAAGAAGCCTGTATTGAAAAACGGTGAATGGGTAGCCGTAAAGAAATGACGCATCCGGACATCTCCAACAGCGAAATAGCAAAACTGATATCCGAATGGATACACAGTGAGCGCGACCGGAAGATCCTTAAAAGACGACTGATAGATGGCATATACATAGAACCTCTGGCAGAAGAGTTTGACATGTCGGTGTCACAGATAAAGAGGATCATCGTCAAAGGATCCCGAACAATCTTCTCAAAAATCTGAAAATGGTACGAAAGTGAGCTGCAGGCGGTCTCGTCTGCAGCTTTCTTTATGCCTACAATATCCCCATAAGGAGGGGCGATATGTGGGTATATCTTAATCTTAATCCTTTAAAGAAGCGTACAGGAGACTGCGTGGTGAGGGCATGTGCCTTTGCTACAGGTCAATCATGGGATGAGACGTACTGGGAACTTTGCGAGAAGGGGTTTGACCGGGCAGAGATGCCTGCTTGGAATGCATCGTGGTTCGCATACCTTAAAGACAAGGGTTTCCAGAGGCACATCATACCGGACACCTGTCCTGAGTGTTATCAGGTGAGGGACTTTGCCAATGATCATCCTAAAGGGACATACGTTCTGTTCATACCGTATTCTACCGATGGCGTGGGGCATGTAGTCGTTGTGGAGGATTCGGTCGTTTATGACACATGGAACTCAAGTTTTGAGGTTCCCTTAGCCTACTGGCAGAAAGGAGAAGTATGATTCAGCATCAACCCATGTATCAGATGCCAATGTATCAGCAGAAACCACAGACAGGCTTTGTCGTTGTAGGGACAGAAGAGGAAGCGCTGAGATACCCCATAGCACCAGGGAACTCTATCACATTCAAGGTGGAGAACCAGCCGGTTATCCTTGAAAAGATAATGGGATTCTCTCAGTTGGATAGTCCGCAGGTGAGGAGATACCGGATTGTGGAAGAGGAGCCTCCGAAAGAAGAGGTCAAAGACGTTGCCCGTCTTGATGAACGTATGTCTGAGATAGAGCAGGAGATTGAGAAGATAAAGACCATCATGATCAAGAAACCTGCGAGAAAGAAGGAGGCAGAGGATGAATAACATGATGCAATTCATGCAGAGCTTCAATCAGTTTCGGCAGTCCATGCAAGGGCAGAACCCCGACCAAATCATCCAGAACCTCATGCAGAACGGACGCTTGACGCAGCAACAGTATGAACAGGCCAGACAACAGTCCTTGCAGATTCAGAAGATGATGCCCGGCGCGCAGGGCTAGTCGAATACATCAACCCGGCTTTCCAGAATACGAGGAAGGTCGCTTACCCCTCAAAGATAGGGGAGAAAGGAGTCAATTATGGCTTTAGCAGATGACAACATGATTATGCCCGTGAGTCCTTCGGGCGGTGGATTCGGCGGAGGGGACTTCGGTGCATGGATTATCCTCTTCCTGATCTTCGGCATGTTCGGTGGCGGTGGTTTCGGGAATGGCGGTTTCGCTGGCAATGATTTCCCCTGGCTGATGAATGGTCAGAACAATATCAATGCCAATACGAATGCCGGTTTCCAGAACGCGGCACTGCAGGCGTCCGTTGGTGATCTTCGGACAGGTATCACGGCAGGTTTCGGTGATGTCGCACTCGGCATTGCTGGCATCAATCAGAATATCTGTCAGTCCACCAACACCATCGGGAACCAGATTTACGGACTGTCTTCTCAGCTTTCTCAGTGCTGCTGTGAGAACAGACTGGCGACCGCACAGACGCAGAACGTGGTGCAGAGCGAAGGAGCCGCGACCCGTCTCGCCATCCAGAACCAGACTCAGCAGATCCTGGACAAGATGTGCCAGCAGGAGATCGATAACCTGAAGACCCGCAACCTTGAGCTTCAGAATCAGGTCAACATGCAGGCTCTGGCGGCATCTCAGACCGCACAGACCGCGGCACTTGTTGCGGATAACACGGCTCAGACGCAGTACATCGTCAATCGTGTAGCTCCGTATCCGGTTCCTGCGTATGTAGTGGCTAATCCTGTCACACCGGCGTGAGAAAGGAGGCAACCATGAAGGGACTGTACTTGGTTCTTGACGAGCTGGAGGACATGACCGGCAAGAAACTTATAGACGCAAAGGAGAAGGCTCGTGCGGCTGGATCCCTTTCTTCTGCAGATATCGAATACCTTGACAGACTCACTCATACCCTTAAGAGTATTGTTACGACAAAGGCTATGGTAGGGCACGAGAGCGGAGCACATGAGGAGGAATCAAGCGAGAGGCGCATGCGTGATAGCATGGGCAGATTCACTTCTCGCATGGCGGAACTCATGGACGAAGCACCAAACGAGCATGTCAGGAGCGAGATGCGCAGACTGATCACTTCTATGAGTTCCGCCAT